CTGATGCTGTCGAGATCCAAAAACATATCGATGCGCTCGAGGTTGCGTTGAAGTGGTACTCGACTCCTGATCAGTTGGTAGAAATGGGATTGAAAGACGATGCCTAAATATCTTGTAGAAACAATCTCGATGCACCGTATTCGTTATGTTGTCGAATGTGAGAGTGCTGAACATGCAAAAGACACAGTCACGATGAATGAGGTCGAAGAGTTCAGTCAATTACATATTGACGAGATGATTACCTCTACTCGCGTAATCGATGATGCAGAGTATATTCGTGTATTTGACGAGGACAATGATTATCTTCGTGAATGGTCAGACGAACAAAAGTTTAAGTATGTGCACGAAGTGGTCTATGATACTCCAAAATCAGATATGAAAGAACTTGATCCTAATCTACGTGACTGGGAATACGATGGACTTGGTATCAAAGTTTGGAAAGGCACAAATATTCGTTATGAGGTGGAATATGGAACAGAATAAAGTATATACAATTAAGCTCATGTCAGGCGAAGAACTCATCTCGCGTGTCAAGCAAGAAGGCGGAGTCACAGAACTGATTAAACCCCGTACAGTTGGTATGGGACCACAGGGTTTTGCGATGATGCCATGGATGATGTCAGCTCCTGATAATAATGTGGTGATCTCTGACACAGTCATTGTTGGCGCCACTGAAACAAGTCAGCAGGTTGCAACCCAATATCTGAAACAAGTGACAGGGATTCAAGTCTAATGTTATTCGCTTTTATAGTGTTCATTATTGCAGTTACAGTGTATGGTATCCTTACCAATCGGAATACTCCTGAAGAACGCGATGAAATGTTAAATGATAAGGAAATGTGGCCGTGAATGTATTTGTACTAGATACAGATCCTGTCAAAGCAGCTCAGCTGCAATGTGATAAGCACGTAGTCAAGATGATTGTCGAAAGTGCTCAGATGCTCTCGACAGTTCATCGCATGCTTGACGGCGAGCAGTGTCGTATTCCTTCAAAGTCAGGTAAGACGATGTCGAAGGCATGGACTTTACCTGACGAACGCGAAGATACGTTCTATCGGGCTGTGCACATGCACCATCCTTGCACGATTTGGACTGCAGTCAGTAATAACAATTACACTTGGCATTGGGTACACTTCGCTGCTCTCTGTGACGAGTACACGTATCGTTATGGTAAGGTTCATAGCACTGATACGTTGCTACGAGAAGCGCTGAAGCAATTGCCTCGTAACATTCCGATTGGTTACAAGACACAATTTCCACTGGCAATGAAAGCTTTTCCCGAGTGCATCGACTACAGCGATATCGTAGGCTCTTATCGTAAGTTCTATCAAACGAAACAAGAGCGATTCAAGATGGCATGGACTAAACGCCCGGTTCCCGAATGGTTTGCTGTCGCAGCTTAACAACATAAATAGAAGTAATACGACCGCTCCAGTAGAGATACTTGGAGCGGTTTTCTTTTGTTTTTAGCATGTACAATTATTACATTTCGTTGTAGCGTGACAATACAAGCAGAGATAATTTTGCTTGTTGATAAATAAAGAAACAGATAAGGAATAATTATGAACAAGGATTTTATCAAACGTGCATTACATGTTACTTCTTTTAATTTAGCCGCTGCTGATTTCGAAAACACCAAATTTAAAAAAGAAATTCAATATATTTTTAATATGCATTTCTTTCCTAAGTTTGATTTGAAAAATACAATCGAAGGCGTAGATATTAATAAAATGAATAGCGTTATTAATAAACTAAAGCAAGAAGACTCTGCTATGTTTAGTAAAATGCATAACTATAATCTAAAAGGTGTAGGACCTGGAGAAGTTACACTTTACTTTATAGTGAATTCTGCACATCTTGGCGGTGGATCATCAGCCGGCGTCGATTTAGTAGCGAGTAATGGTAAATTTGAAGTCAAGGCTACGAAAGTAGGTCGAGATGGATATGCATCAGACTTTAAGCTTGGTGGTACTGCTCCATTATCCGACATTATCATAATGCTTGATAACATTCGTGTTAAACACAAACTTGGAGGCACTCGTACCGAAATGTCTGGTGCAATCATGGATCAGATGAAGAAGTTGGCTCCTGAGGAATTTGCCACAGCACAAGAGAAGTTTGCCGGTGTTGCTGCAGATTACTTCAAAGGACATAAGGTTATTTTCATCAATAACAGTCCTTCGAATCTTGGAAGAATTGAAGCTATTAAGGAAGTTAAGAAAGCTGATGTGATTATTGAGCGCGTAACTAGTGGTACAATCAAGCCAAAGGTAAAATTATAAAAATAAAGCATGTACATTTTATCAAAACTATGGTAGAGTAAACTATGATAAAGAAAAGATTCAAAGAGTTTGTTGGTTCAGGTACGCTTACGATATTCGATATTGATGAGACGTTGTTCCATACGTATGCCAAGGTTGCCGTTGTGAAAGATGGCAAGACAGTTCGTATGCTCGACAACCAGGAGTTCAACACTTACAAACGAAAGAAGGGTGAAACCTACGACTTCGGCGAGTTTGCAAATGCTGAGGTGTTTCGCAAATCATCGAAGCCAATCGGTCGTATGGTCGCAAAAACAAAGGCTATCTTTGCTAACTCGAAAAAGAATCCTCACAGCCGAGTGATTATCTGTACAGCGCGAGCTGACTTCGATAACAAAGACATCTTCCTTCAAACATTCCGCGATCATGGTCTCCCTATCGATAACATTCATGTCGAACGTGCTGGTAACCTAAAGATCGACTCTTCGGCAGAAGCCAAGAAGATCATCTTTCGCAAGTATATAAATACTAAGAACTACGTAAAGCTTCGATTGTTTGATGATGCTCCTAGCAATCTTCATGCGTTTCTTTCACTGAAGAAAGAATTTCCGAACATTACGTTCGAAGCTTATTTTGTAAATCCTGATGGATCGGTAAAAACAGTACGATGACAACCTTTAAAGATTTCCTTGCAGAAGAGCTTGACGAAAGCAAACTCAAGCATCTTGAGCATGCCGAAGATCACGTAATCAATGCTGGTCACGAAGGCTTTTCTCATGCCTATCACAATCTCAAAGATGTGCATGATAGATTGACGGGTAAGAAGAACGATACCAAGATAACCATGAAGTATGATGGTTCTCCTTCTGTGGTATTTGGTCGACATCCTCAAACTGGCCGATTCTTTGTCGCATCAAAGTCTGCTTTTAATAAGAATCCAAAGATCAACTATACCGAAGACGACATTCAAAAGAATCACGGTCATGCACCAGGTTTGGTAGCAAAACTGAAAGCAGCATTACAACATCTTCCGAAGGTCACACCGAAGAAAGGTGTTTTCCAAGGCGATATCATGCATACGCCCGACGACGTTCATGACAATGATGGTCGAGTACACTTCACTCCGAATACCATTACATATTCTGCTGCGAAGGCTTCAGCACAAGGAAAGGCTGCATTGAACTCGAAGGTTGGGGTTGCTATTCATACCAAATATAATGGTAACAATCTCGAAGATATGCAAGCCGAACACGGCGCACAGCTAAACGATTTTGGAATGCATAAAGATGTGCATTTGATTTCTACTGAGCATCGACTCGATAATATCAAGTACACACCGGCACATCGTGAAAGATTTGCAAAAGCGATGTCTGCGGCAGCTGCTGCAAATAAGAAAGCAAAGCCTGAAACATATGAAGCGATCAAAAGTCATGAGATTCCACTCAAGACTTACATCAATCATACTGTTCGTACTGGTACGAAACCGAGCGTAGAAGGTTTTATGAATCACTACATCAAGTCGCATCAGAAGAAAGTTGACAGTGTAAAAACTGAGAAATCAAAAGCCTCGAAAACTGCTGAGATGGAAACTGCAATTGGTCACGTTCAACGTAATCGTGCACACTTTCAAAACGTGTTAAATCAACATAAGGCATTGCAAAAAGCTAAGAGTATATTAACTAACACGCTTTCGAGCAATTCAGAATTTGATCATAGCATTAATGGAAAGAAAGCAAAGCCTGAAGGTTTCGTAGTAGTCAGACACAATCGTCCTACTAAATTTGTTGATCGCGCTGAGTTCTCGGCAGCTAATTTTAATAAGGTTAAAACAGTATGAAATCCATTCATATTACACAAGGAAGATTTAATCCTGTTCATGCCGGCCATGCGATGGTTGTGAAGCATGTTATGGATTCTGCTAAGAAAGAAGGAGCAGATCATAAGATCTTGACGACTGGATCTCATGATTCCAAGAAGAATCCTTTGACACCAGAACAAAAAGTGAAACACCTTTCTCGCGCTGTCAAAGGCGCGCATGTCGAATCAATGACAAAAGAACATCCTACTCTTCTTCATCAGATGTCAAAGCTGCACAAAGCTGGTTATACTCATGTGACAATGCATGTTGGTTCTGATCGTGTGAATGAATTCCACAAACTTCTGCATCAATATAATGGCACTGCAAATAAACACGGACACTATAACTTTAAGAGCATTAAAGTCAAATCTGTTGGCGGTGAACGCAAAGAAGGCGGAGACGGAATTGAGTCTGCTTCAGGTACTACGATGCGTAAGCATGCTTCTGCTGGAGATAAGGAATCGTTCCATAAGATGGCACCATCAGGAATGAGTAAAGCACATAAAGATGAATTGTATCACGATGTTCGCAAAGGTATGGGTGTCAACGAGTCGTTCATTATTAGATTTAAAAACTGGATTAGTTGATCCGTTAAAGTTTCCTTGTTATAAATAGATTTGCGGTTAGGCTACGGCAATCCCGTTTGTGTAACAGATAAGCCTAAGGGAAACTCTGATGGAAGATAAGAAGAATAAACCGGTCGATAAACAACAGTTAAAAAATCCAACCGGTAAGTCTGTAACTGGCAAGCCACTTGATGGTATCGAGATCCGTCCTCAGCTCAAGGGTCTCGGCAATCGCCAGCATAACGAGGATACCGTAGTCCTAACTGACACCTTAGCTGAGAAGAAAGCGCTGACACTGGTTCAGCGGCAACGCAGAGCTCGCATCTTAAGAGCCAAAGAACCGAAGATGCAGAG